GGTGAAGCCTGGAGCCGTATTGGTTATTACGCCCGTTCCTGTAATAGGACTAGGCGTTACACTAATGCCTGTACCAGCCGTTATGCTAACAGAGCCCCCTCCACCCCCTCCAGAACTGGTTGTACCAGTTGCTGGTGTGTTGTCAGGCTTATTACCACTCGCAGTGCGGTCTGTTGATTTGGTAGCCCCCGTATTACTGGATGGTAAGAATGTAGCCATTAGCGGATCGATTTATTCTTCTTCTTTACTGAGTAAGACTGAGGTGAAGGTCCACGCAACACTTTATGTGGTGTATGCCTAGATTCACGAGCAACGAACGATGTGCCTTCAATCATACCTAGTCTGTGAGCTTCTGACATAGTCCTAAGTGCATCAGCACCATGACTAAACTCATCATGCACTGGTTTTTCATAGATTGTGTCACGATCTGTTTCTTCACGTTTATGGTAGTATTCTAAGCAATCGAGTCCACTGGGTGCACTGTTATCTGTACTTCCAAACGTCTTTGAGCAGTTGGTTTTGTGGATGTAGCATCGTGGTAAAAGAGAACGAAGTTCATTAATACCGAGCCAGATATCTGGTGTTCTAGGCACGATTGTAATTCTATCCAATCCTGCGTTTGTAAGATCTGTACGCCAGCTACCGCCACGTCTGACGTGGTCTGCATCATGTGGTAAGAAGTTCGTTCGTATCGTAGTTCTGTATTTGTCTCCCCATTCTCTGACTTTGCTTGCATAATGGCCTGTGGTTTGTCCATTTGCTGAGTAATAATCTACTAAATTGATGTGCCTGCCTTCCATTTGTACCAGCCAAATACAGGTAAAGTCGCTATCACCTACGTCCCAGAATGTATCAAATGGTAGATCGTTATCTGGTTCATAGTCTTGAATTTGGTTATTTGCACGCAATTTGGCAATAGCGTCGCCATAAATGCTGCCTGCAATAGCTGCTTCAAAGCTACATTCGTACTCACGATTGTATTCAGACTCATTCATGCTCTTACGAGCAGACTCCAATTCGTCTTGTGCTATGATGTTTGAACGTGATGCAGGTAAGATCATTGTAAACCATTCTGGGTCATTAACTGCTCGGTCATATAACCTAAAGAAGCTATTACGACCTTTAGGTGTACCAATCCATGTAGCCCAGCCTCTGCGGTCTGATAGTGCAGGTCTGATGACTGATGACCAGACGGAAGCATCCATATCTGCTGGTTCGTCTATGATTATGCCATCAAGGTAAATACCACGAAGTGCTTCTGCATTGTCTGCACCGTATAGCGTTATACGACCTTCATTAGGTAGTTTAACGTGCAACTCGGACTCTGAGACAACACGACCAGGTATCGGTGCTGTGTATTGTTTGAGGTAATCCCATGCTATTTCTTTGGCCTGTTTGCGGTAAGGTGCTAAGTAAGCAAACCTTGGTGCTTTTAATTGGCACTTCATAGCCTCCTTAATTAGCTCATTAATGCCTGATACGGTTTTACCGCCACGTCTATGCACAACAAGGACAGACCAGCGTTGTGATCTGCTATGCCATTGTACAAAGGCTTTACGTGGCGTATAAGGGATTATTATGTTCAAGGGGTAGTGGCGTATCCCTTTAAGTGTTAAAAGGCTTTATTTTGGCTCAGATTGCCAAGAAATGACTAATGGTGCTCCGTCATTACCTGTTAATTCGGTATGTACACGATCACCGTACTTCTTTGGATTCATTTTGGTTACATACCATTGTCTAGCATGAACTCTCAACTTATCTACTGCAACGTCTTGTGGAGTTGAATTGTCCGCTATTTCAATGATCTCACTTACAAGGCTTTCAACACCAGCAATCCTAGCTTTTTCTATAGTTGTTGCAAACTCTGGGTCATCTTTCATCTTATTCCAGAATCTACGAGCAAACGAATGTTTGTAACTCTTACATACAGAATGAGTTGTCTCACCTGCTGCTAAACGAGCACAGACATCACCTATAACCTTTGGGTTATCTAAATCATCTTCTGGAGGTATTACCATACGGTATTACTTCTTTGGATTAACAATAGTGTCTAAAATACTGTCGTTAGTGGAAACCATAATACTACGAGTATATGTTTTATAGACGTATGCAAACGAAAAAAGTTACGTAATTAGGCACCTAACTACTTTAATAACTAATTTTAAGTATTGACAATGTTATACAATGTATTAATTTGTTATACGAAATGAAAAATAAACTTACTATTACAGATATGCACTTCACTGTAAAAAGTGATGATCATGTGTTCGTAGCAACGCATTACGCTCAAGATTGTTTTACGATATCAGTTACAAAACCAACCAACTCTATGGGTTGGCCTACATTAAATAACAAACAGGTACGTGAACTTATTAACTTCTTACAATCTAAACTTAATAAATACCATGAAAAAATTAAATAATGAAGATATTAAAGAGATCGTAGGTTCTATAGTGTTTCTATTATTATCACTTGTAGCGGTTTGGTTTATGTTTGCTTTGTAATTTAAAAACCTAAGCAAACTATGAATTCTTACGCTGTATGGGTGCCCACACCAACTGGGCATTATCTATTAACATTCGCTACATTAGATGACGCACATCTATTTGTTATTAAATTTGGTGGTGGGTTAAAAGTTATACGCAACACGTTTGAAAACTTTTAAGTTAATCTACTCTTAACGTATTATCTAAAAATAAAATGAGTCCGTTACAACAAGACAAAGCAATAGCCATATTTTGTGGCTGGTATAAAGACAACGATCGTTTATGGCGTAACAGTCACCATGCAGGTTTAATAAGATGGTCTCCACCTGAATATTCTAGCTGTTTAAATTTGATGCACGATGCTGAAAAGTATTTATCAACTGAACAGCAATTAATATACTCTATGTATCTTACACCAAGTTATGATTCAAAAGAAGATACTATGGAAATCTTTGCATCCGCTAAACGTAGAGCTAAAGCCTTTTTACTAACTACAAAAAAATGGAAATGAAAACAAAAATTAAAACATTAACGCCAGAACAATATCGTAGAGCTATTGGTTCTCTTAAACGTAAAAATACAAATCTAGAGAAAACTTATGATCGTTTAATTCGACACATAAAAATAATGCAAACAGATATGAGTGGTTTGCGTGTAGAGTGCCAAGCTGAAGCAGATCGTAACTTAATGTTAAAATCTGAGTTATTACACACTAAAGAAGAAGCTGCTGATTACATGAAAGTTAACGAACTTATACGTGGTCAACTTAGGGTATTGCAGCAACAAATAGACAATAACGTTTGGTTTGATCCTAAATGGGGTTGCAAATTCTTTTTTATTACAGGCGTTAGAATGTTATGGAATAAAGCTAAAACTAAATTCAAACGCAAATGAGCTTAAAACAACAGGATTTTGATCTAACAAACACAGACAAAATACAAGTTTTTGAAGAATGGGTTGGTATGCCTGAATTTGTGCAAGAAAAGCAAAGACCTTATAGTAGTATCATTGTTAGATTTGCCACTAAAAAAGATTTAGATGAATTTTCTATTCTTATAAGTCAAAAGTTAACAGATAAAACTAAAAGCATTTGGCATCCACAATTAGTCAGAGGCATTAATTCAGCTAAAAGATATGTAGATGAATCCTGACTATCCTATTTATATTATATCTAAGGGTCGTTGGAAAAATCCTTTAACTGTTAAAAGTTTAGAAAGGATGAAAGTACCATACCATATAGTCATAGAGCCTCAAGAATATGACAACTATGCTTCTGTTGTAGATCCTGATAAAATATATGTATTACCTTTTAGTAATCTAGGACAAGGCTCAATACCTGCACGTAATTGGGTTTGGGATCATTCTGTAAGTATAGGAGCTAAAAGGCATTGGATACTTGATGATAACATTGAGGCATTTAATAGATTAAATAGAAATATTAAGCCTGTTGTTTTAACAGGTTCTATATTTAAAGCTGCTGAAGATTTTACTGATAGATACAAGAATGTAGCATTATCAGGATTTAATTATTATTCTTTTTGTAAATCTACTGATCCAGTACCGCCTTTTTATTTAAATACTAGAGTCTATTCATGTATTTTAATCAAAAATGACTTACCTTATAAATGGCGAGGTAGATACAATGAAGATACAGATTTGTCTCTTAGAGTATTAAAAGACGGCTGGTGTACTATTTTGTTTAATGCTTTCCTTGCTGGTAAAGTTACTACTATGCGTATGAAAGGTGGTAACACTGATGAGCTATACGCTAATGATGGTAGAAAGAAAATGGCTGAAGCATTAGCTGAATTAC